ACATGATGGGTTGACCATTATAATATGCCATTGCTGCTCGCTTGATAAGATTTTCTAACATTTATATATTATACTAAAAATTTAACCATTTGTCAAGAATTATTTTCCAATATGTTCTACATCATCTCTAGGGATAACTTGATATGCACCTTTATTATATGCTGGTGCAATAGTATACTGTTTACTAATTTCAAGTTTCCATGAGTTGTCTGCTTTTGTTCCTTTACCTGCATTGGTGGAGCTGACAGAAATCGAATCTGCGACCTTCGCAGTGCAAGTGCGACGCTCTCCCTGCTGAGCTACAGCCCCAATACTTTTCCACTTAGACTTGGTGGTCTTGCGTTTTGTTCTAACTGTTTTTCTTCTACGCCCGTGTTGGTCGTAGCTTAATGTTCCTTTTATAATCATAAATATATTATACTAAAATTATAAGGATTTGTCAAGAACTATTTTTAGGTCAGGTATATTTCATCTAGTATTTCTTTGAACTCGGATTCGAGTATTGATTTGCTTTCCGCAAGGGATAAAATTTCTACTAAACCTGTAAAAAGTTCTTGTACATTCTCTAAGTCAACAGGCATTGTAATGCCTTCCTTAGAGGGTAGCCACTCTTCTTCAAAGTCTAAGTAGTATTTTCTTAGTGATAGGTATTCAACTCCACGAAATGTATTTATTACTAATCGTATCTGTTGATTATCCTTTTCGTTGATAACTCTTTCATACATGCTTGGTGCGCTTAAATCAATCATTTTTTATTATCCTATTTAATGGGACTATGCTAGTAACATTCTTAGGCATTAATAAACGATAAGAGTCCGTATCCCAACAAAATAGGAGAACGGAGTCTTCTGATTCTTTAGCTCTATTCTTTTTACCTTTAATATAAGGCGTAGAAAAGTCCATAGTACATATATTATATTTCAGTCTGCGTGAGTTCTTACTTCTGTAAGTGATGACTGCATCGCCTGCGTCATCTAGTTTCTTTTTAAAGTCATCTTTTGTCATGGTTCCTCCAGTAATATCTAACAAATGATATTTTGAATTGTAATACTTTTGGTTACATCTACAAGATGCAAAAAACTAGGGCAGTCTGCACTACCCTAGTGAAATTCTAAACTAAATTAATTGTTTAGGTTATTTACTATTGCTGTAAAGTATACTGCCGCTTTACCAGTTAGTTTTGACACTATGGCAGCGTCAACTTCTTGACCTGCATCTGTCAAAGCACTTGTTAGGTCTGCTTGCGCGCCTGCAACACTTACTCTACCACCGCCACCACTTGAGCCATTAGAACTACTCTTCGCTGGTGTTTTTCTGACATATACACCTGCCTTTGTAAGTATCATTCTAACACCGTTGGGAGATTCCTCTAACTGCTCAGCGATGTCTGCTACTATCTCCATACTATTTTCTGGAGTAGGTTCTTCTGCAGTATACATATCTACTGCTTCTTGTTTTTTCTCGTCTGTCCAAGACATATTTTTTCTCCTTTTATTTTTGTAAGATTCTGGCAAGCCAGGGCACCAACCCGTGGCTTGTTTCATTTGCATGTAAAATCTATCACTCATATATTATATATTATAAACAAATTTTAAAGCGATGTCAAGAACTATATTTCTATCCTCTACCAAAATGGGTATGAATAGCCTCTAATTTGTCCTCTGCTTCTGCTATTTTTGCGATTTGAGTTTCTATGGCTTCTACAATATCGGGGTGTTCCCCAATCCCTACTACATTTCTTTCGTAGGCTTTACAGTTTGCTTTAGCCATTGCTATTTCGCCTTCTAGTTTTTTACATAATGCGTCAAATAAGTAATTCATAGTTTTTTAACTCCTAATACATAATTTTCTGCGGCATCTTCTGCATATGCTTCACTATGCCCCTTATAAAATTCTGTTTTTACTACTTTGTTGTCAATATAAAATCTACAACCCCAATGATTATCTACTTTAATTACATCACTTCTTAATTCGCCATCTACATATGTTGAATAACTATTGTCTTTCATTTTTTGTTGTTGCTCCGTTAATAAATGTTTCTATAAATGCTTTTGTATAATCGTCTTGTAAGGCTATCCACATTACCATGGGCCACGCTACTGCAAACATAAATAATATTGTAATAAACATTGCAAGAGGATATTTCGCAACTAAAGCGTTGGGATATGTTCTCTTAATTTCTGTATGCGCGGGATACCATAGTTTCCACATGGCCATTACAAGCCCTGACAGATACACTGCCAATATAATTTCCAACATTGTTTTTCCTTATAAATATTTCTGTAAATGTTTCAGACTTCCTATTTCATAAGCGAGGGCACTCCCCCAATATCCTGTCTTTTCTCCGTCTAGCCAAGGAAAAAGAGTTTGAGAAGTATCACATGGCTCTAATACAAATACTTTATAGCATTTAGCACCATATTTATCTTCATAGTTTATACACTGTGTTATTTTTCCATAACAAGCATAACCTCTTCTTTCCGACTGATACTTTTGCGATATTTCATCTTTGATTATCGCAAACTTATTATGACGAGGATACCACACCTTTTCATTATACTCAAAGTCTTCTGCCACACATTGTTCTGGTAGCATAGCATTTCTCATTCCTTCATAGTCTGATTCTGCTAACTTTTGAGGTATGCCTACTCTCTCCACTATATTCTTTACAAATGCTGGAGAACGATAGATATTATCTGCAATTCCTGATATATTAAAACCATCTATATACATCTTTACTACTGACTTAATCTCATCTTCTGTAGCCATTTTCCCCTTGTTTTGATTCTTTCGTGTTTCACGAAATGCTTTTGTATCAAGGTGGTCGTCTATGATTTTTTGAAGTCTGGTCGTGTTATACCTAATATTCAAAATTCCACAGGCTTCCTTTTTAGTTATTGGATTATCCTGTTCGAGTTGTTGGATTACTCTTTCTATGTTATCAAAAGATAACTTTTCTCCTGATTTACTTCTTATCATAATGTTCACTTCCTAATAATATAATTGCGTAGTGTATTATTTTTAATAAATCTTTTTCGTTATATCCGTCTTTTTTACCATATCTTTGTGCATATTTAATTATATTTCCAATACAGAAACCTTCTCCGTGTCCTGCATCAAATACAAATTCAGTAGTTTGTATTGAATTCTTACTATAGTGAGAACCATAGGTTGAACGGATATAATTGTCAACCCAATCTAATACTTTATCTTCTTTAAAGTTCATCTGTTAACATCTCTACTAGACTAGTGTATCCACCTATCTTTTGTCCGTTGAATATAATCTGCGGAAATGTTCTTGCGCCAGGAAAGTTTTCAAACATATCTTCTTTTTGAAAATCTTTTCCGAACACTAAATATCTAACAGTGCAACCTCGTTGTTCTGCAAGATTTTTTGCCATTGTGCAATAATGACAGTTTGGTGTGCTATAAATTGTTACTGTATGTTTCATATAATCGTGCCAAAGTCCTTTCACTTTGCTGTTATTCTTTTATCATACCAAGCTAGTCCTTCGTCCCACCAATCTGGTGTGTCTCTGTGTGACCACTTAGCAAATGTTGCTTTATCTGTATGGTAATATAGGCGATATGACCCGATAACATCAGATTCGTCTTTCAGTTCATCGGGCATTGCCATAAGAAATGGAGTGAGTCCTTGTCTAGGCATATTCTTTGGTTCGGGTAGTTTATTGATTACTTCTACTACTGACTTGTGTAATTTGCCATAGCGATAATGGTATTCATCGTTTAGTGCATTTGCATAGCAATGAACCCACTCAAAATTATCTAGCGAAGACCGTGTCCATATCGTGCAAGGGTGATTATACATCATGGGTAGATATGGTGTCAGAGGTCTTTCCTCTAGAGGAAGATGTTTGATTTCTGACTTTCTTGAATTGAGGGCTTCTCTTTCTTCTGCGTTAAGCGCTCTAGGAGTAAATCCTAATACCTCATCAACCCATATGGCTGTGCATAATAGTTGAGCCGCCTCAAGAGGCATCTTTACTATATGCTTGTCCACATGGTATTGTGCACACTTGTCTAAATCTTCGTCTAAATAAAATAAATTCATACTATATATTATATAGAAAATTTAACCAAATGTCAAGTACTATTTTTATTTGCTACCAAAGGCTTTTCCAGCCTCTGAGATTCCAAATGCTCCTAAGGTTACTATCACGAATGAAGTATAAATAGTGTCTGATATTACTAAGTCTTGACCCATAAATGCAGTAACTAAATCACAGATTCCGAATACTGTCATTAAAAAGAAAGAAATAAAACCTATTATGGCTTTTTCGTTTATATCGTTATGGTCTAAAAACAAGTCCATAAACTTACGTTTGCCGGGCTGCATTCGAGCACGGTCTTCTTTCATTTTTGCAATTAAGTCTTCTGCTTCGTCGAGTTTATCGACTAACTTCATATACTTATCTAGGTCAATTTGAACTTCATTTCTGCTGTTATCAGCTTCAATATTTGCCATTATTTATCCTTTGCTTTACCCACATTCAGGGCAACCCAATCTAAGACTTTATAAGCTTTCTTTACCCAGTTATCATCAATGGGTGTTGGTGTTAGTGCAGCTACTAAAGAAGCTACAAACACTAGCCATGGGATTATCTTTACAAAAACTATAATCCATTGTATAAATTCTAACATTTTCCTATCCTATTCTGTCTTACGACAGCCGTTGCAGAGGTACATACTTCTCTATAGTAGATACATCTATGTCCTCCACCTTTTCAAACTCCACATCATAACAAATAATTTTATCAGATGTGTCCGATTGACTTTTTAAACTTGGCATAAAACTATCGTGTGTTGTATATTCACGACTATGAGTTTTATTACTCTTTAAACTTTTAAATTGTATTTCAACTATACCTTTTTCTAAAAGGTCTATTAATTTTTGACTATCTATCATTTTTCTTTAAACTTCCTACTACTATTTCTAACTTTTCTATTCTTTTTATTAAGGGCATATAACCATCGAATCCTTCAATTCCACACTTTGGGTGAGCCATTTCTTCTAACTCTATTACTCTATCTTCTGTTTCCTCACACCAATCCTCTATATCTTCAAACCGTGCTTGTGCAGCAGGGTTCTTTTCAAACCATTGCGAGTCTTTGTGGAATCCCCATAAATTAATTAGGTTCTTTAGATACTGAAACATCTTCTGTGGTTACCTTTCTATAATATACTACTACATCTTTCAGTTCTGTAATATATCTTTTTAGTTCCTGCATATTATATGCCATTGTTTCATAATCAGGAATAGTCATAGCTAAAAATACTAATTCGCCTTCCTGGTCTTGTATAACTTTAAATTGTTCTTCAAAATTTTCAGGTGTAATAGTCAGCCACCTTACTTCTTTTAAATCTATCTCACGAGGCATGATAGGTTGAACTATCGTCCTCTCCATTGGTTTTGCTACTACTTCTATCTGTTTAGTTGGAATTAGGCTGCAGCTGGAGCCCATCATCAAGGTCATCAACAACAATGCTGATTTTCTCGATGTCTTCCATAATATGTTTTGTTCCATTATTTATTTTCCTTTGCATATCAACTGGGTCTCCCAATATTTTGGCACTCAGTTCATAGTTTCTTATAAATTCTGAATATCTATTCAGTTCTCTTTGAGCGTTTTGACTTTTTACTGTCATCTCGTTCAGTTGTGTTGTTTGTAAAGCAAAGTCATTGGTCATTGTATCTAATGCTTCTTGTTGAGTAGCTACTGCTCCCTCCAATGCCATATTATTTGCTTTAAGGGTAACATTTTCTTGGTATAACCAATAGCCACCTAAACTTAATACTATAATAATTCCTATAAAAAATTGATTCATACTTCTTGTATCCTATAATTTAATCCTTCTGCTCCTCTCAATTCTACAATTTCACCATCATGAGTTTTAAACTTTAAATACTTTTCTTGTTTTGCATAGAACTTTGCTACTATAAAACTTTGGTCGTCCGCGTCTCCGTAGGTAGAATTATAACTAACTGTCAGATTGTAACGCGTCTGAAATAGACTTACTATCCAGAGCCATATTGCCTTTAGCTTTTTCTTCATTTAATTTTCCTATAAATTCTTCTATGTATTGCTCGAGAGTTATACCTCTTCTAGCGGCATCTTGTCCTGCTAATATTAATAACTCTTTTGATATTTTAAATTTCAAACCATTCCTTACCTGCAAAAAGATAAGCCTCTGCTTTTCTTCTACGAATAAGTCCGTCTAATACTTTGCCACCTGCTTTGTTCCATCTTTGTAATTGAGCTGGAACATCTTCATAGTCGCCTGCATTTAAAACTTTTAGCATAGTAGATGCTTTTAGGTTTGCGGGACCGAGATTGTATACCCATGATACTAGGGCATCAAACTGGTTTTGAGAAAGAGATGCAGTTACATACTCGTTAATATAACTTTCATACTCATGTAGTTCTTCAACTAGCATATCTTCTGCGTCTTGTTTTGTTATTTGCATGCCTGATTCGACATCTTTTGTGTGTCCATATCCTATTGTCCAAACGCCTGCTGAACATTGATATGCCTCTAATTCACACCCTTCAAATTTTTTAATAAGGGCTAATCCCTCTATACTTATTTTCAATTAACTCTCCTGTGTTTAGTTTCTCTTGCTATTTTCTTTTTCTCTGCGATATCTAAGTTTACATATCCTTCTTCTATTAAAAGAGAAATCATAGCAAGAACATCTCCTATTTCTTCAGATAATAATTTTTTATCCTCTTTTCTATTTCCGTGTCTATATACTTTGGAGCATGCTTGTATTAATTCTCCACATTCTTCCATAGCTACTATGAGAAGATAAGGGTCTATTTTTTCTTTCATTTGTTTCCTAAATAAGAAGTGCCTCTTATTAGGGAGGCACTTACAATTTTTGACAGTTTTACATGAGAGAGCCAATGCATGTGTATAACACACTACTCACAAAGCTTAATAATAACAAAGTCATCATTGCTTCGCAAAGCTCTCCATCGCCACATATTTGCTGTCTAAAATACTCAACATATTTCACTATCAATCTCCAAGATTTTCCTCTTGGAATTTGGAGTTCTAGACAGAGCGATTGTCAATAATCCGTCTTGTAGATTAACTTTATCTACTTGTAAGTCTGGATTGAGAATAAACCTTCTATCAAAAGATTTAAGACTTAACCCTTGATGAACGAATTGTTCGCTCACCTCTAGTTTCTGCTCTTTTTTCCCTGCGATATGGAGTTCTTCGCCATCGGCGACAATCTCCAGTTCTTCTTTCTTCCAACCTGGCACTGCGACTTCAATACGATAGTTGCCTTTACTTTCAATTACATTATACCTTGGATAACCCGTGTCCGTATAAGACGGCATGCTAGGCATATCCAAACCAAGCCAAAATTTACTTAAATCAATACTCATAATTTTTTCTCCTCATTCCTTTCGGTAATAATTGTCTACCCTCTCGGTATAGACGCGTTAAAACATAGGTAGAACTATTCCACCTATTTACTATATTATACTAAATTTTAAGGTAGATGTCAAGAATTATTTTTCTAATCTTCGAAATCTATCTTACCCTGCTCTTTCATATAATCAAGAGTCGCTCCTATGCCTTCTTTCTTACCAATGATGTAAGAGGCATAACTACAGCCCGCCAAGATTATAAAAAAAGCCAAATCAATGTTTTCCATAATTTTCTCCATTTAATATATTATACACTAACCACGACCAAAAGTCAAGAACTTTTTTCAACTAAACTAAAAATAGTTCTTGACATTTGCTTCAAAATTTTGTATAATATATAAATGAGTAAAAGATGGACAGATAAAGAACGGCAGTATTTAAAAACGAATTACAACTTGGTTCCCATGCACATAATCGTTGGACAACTAGGAAGAACAGGAAGTTCTATTCGTTCGCAAATTGACTACCTACGAAAGCGTGGGTGGACATTCAATCGTGTGGGAGACAATAACATTAATGCCTAGTGTAGATACTAAAACAATGTCTTTTGAAAAAGCAATGCGAATTTTTCGTAAAAAAGTAGAGAACGCAGGTATTAAAGATAGAGTTCGAGAACTTGAGTTTTATGAAAAGCCAACTGCCAAACGAAAGCGTAAACTCAAGAGCGCGATAAAAAGACAGCAACGCGAAAGAGCAAAGGAACAGTCCTACTGGAGCGACTATCGGAAACACCTCAAACGCAGAAAATAAAGATTTTTTATTTCTCAATTTACAAACATAAAATATTTTATTATGAGTTCAAGCTACACGAAAACAGCAAATCATACCCCTCCAAAAAATATTTCTTGCATTTTTGATAAAGTCATGGTATAATAATATCATAAAAAATGATAATTAAGAAAATCATAAAACCAATCACTCTTCTCGTGAATCTCGCTTATAATGAAATTTCATTTCAAAAGGAGCTCGTCGCCTAAGCGTAAGAGCTCACCTTGGAATTTATATTATTTAGCGAGAGAGTTACTGATATAATTTTTCTATTATATCTTCACCCAATGAAAAGTAAAGAAAACGAGCTTTACTTCTTCATAATTTCAACTTTAAAAACAAATTTACTACAATTACGTCCAATTCGTTCGTATTTTTTCGACTATTTCACTTTATAACTTACATTAATTAATGCAAATTAATACGCCTATATACAAATTTTCCCCTAGTTATTAATAGATGTAGACTTTGGCGGAGTCTTTGTAACCCCGCTCAGTCCTTAAGTTGTGGAACACGAATGTTCTTCACACTCGTGGTAAACCGATACCCGTCTTCATCAAATAATGTAACTATCATTCCTAGTTCAGGGTGAAGTCTCGGTTCTTTCTCGACATAGAAGTATGCTCCACGCTGGGAGATAACCTCTTTTGTTTTTCTAGTAGTCTCGAGAAGTTCTACTATTCTTTTTGCCCAAGCTGTCATTCCATTAGCCCCATCTGTTTTTGTATAGCACTTCTTAAAATTTTAAGACAAGTCTTGGGAGATTTCTCCAACCCCGCTATAGATTCATAACTAACTTCTAGTATGCTTGATACTACTTCTACTATTTCTTTTTTAGTTTCAGGGTCTTCGCCTGTTTTTGTTTTGTAGACAGTCTTTCTGTAGACGCCCTCTCTACTGAGCTTACCTATTATAGATTTTATACTCTTATCTAAACTTTCTGCTAAGTCTTCTACTGTTTCCCTAGACGGATTAGATTTATAAGCTTCTACCATAAGTTCTACTTGTTCTTCAGTATAATTTATACTCATATTATATCTCCTAAGTCTCCTGTGTGGTCAATATCATTCATTTTAACTAGAAAAGGATTGATTATATTTTGAACTTCTTCTTGGGACATTCCCCATTCTTTTGCTATTTTTCCAACAGCCTGATTGTGTGTTAGCTCATCATTAATATAGTTTTCATAGTCCATTTCTATTAAAGTTGTATTCATTTTCATACTAATATCCGTGTGTTGTGTGAGTATATTCGTCCTCACAATTTTGTGTTCCGCAAACACATTGATTATGAGTAGCTTGTTCCCAAGCATCTATCAATGCATCGCCTTTCAATTGAACTGATACAATCTCTACACCATTCCTAGTAATTTTACCACTATTATAAATTATGTCTAAAACTTTTTTAGTTTTTACTTCATTTGGGTTTGGTTCATACCACATAGAATTTATACTATGTGAGTGTAGGTTCTCAATTCCTTCTGCCCACTCTTCAGCAGCCAGCAATTTTCTTTTTCTTTCAATTAATTTTTTATATTCTGTCATAAGTGTTGTAATCTCCCATCATCAAAGTATTGATATACTACTTCATCAGCATACTGTTGAGGTTCCCAATCTTCTCCTGTGTAATTTCCCTCTATTTTAATAGGGTATACTTCCCACCAGTCAAAGTTTTCACTATCTACCTCTAATCCAAATGCTTCTTCTACTAAATTAACTAAATCTTCTCCATCAAAACTGTCATCATCTACAATTACTTCTCCATTTTCTACATAGTAATTAGTAATTCCTACAAAATTTCTGAATTCATCTTCATATGTCATTTTTGCACTTACATTACCACCAACTTGGTCGTATATATACTGCACTAGATTTTCTACTAAAGGTATAGGCGGACTCCATGCAGAGTATCCACTAAAATAATCCTCGCTTCTATCTTCTATATGACACCACTTGGCACCTATATTATTGCAACCCCACATATACCAATCTTCCTCATTATAAGGAACAGGGTATATAGGTAGTTTTTCTACTTCATATTCTAACCAACCATGCTGAGTTTTACTACTAATGTCTTCCATTAGTTTTTCTACTAATGCCATCTGACCAGCATCTAGGTCAAGATTTACACTATAATGCACATTATTTGCCATTTATATTCTCCTTCATCGGCCTATCTCTTTTACTACATACACCATCACGCCACCGACAATTGCGAGTAGATGCACTACTAACATATATAGAAAATATACTATGTTCCATAGAATTTCCACTATATGTCTCCCTTTTCCCTGTGTTCACTTCGAGCAATGTCAAAGCCATTAGGGTATCTTTTCTCTAATTTATTGATATTTTCCTGAATTACCTCACTTGGAGTGAAGCCAAGACTCAAACAACCCTGAGCCCAATACCATAAAACATCACCTAACTCTCTTTTCATGTGATATATCTCACTTTCTGAGAATTTTGAATCCGCCTGAAACACTTTTTTCTTAACTATCTCAGCAAATTCTCCACTTTCTGCCATCATTCCTACAACAGCAGTAAGCAATCTTGCTACTTGCATTTCTTCTCCATGCTCTTCTCCTTTGTGCCATGTAGTGCCACATAGTCTATCTAGCCTAGTATTTAAAGTGCCAGTGCATTTGCTTGTTTTGCTCGTAGTTGTATCTACGAACTTCGCATAATCATCAATCATCGCTTTCTCCTTCAATCGCTAATAATTTTTCTAACCTGTGCATTAGTTGCTCGTAATCAGCAGTTAAAACTGTAAGTTCTATCTGCAACTGGTCAATTTGTTTAAGTATAGTTTCCATATCTTCATCGCATAAGCGTAGAAGTTCTGTTAAACTTTCAATTTCTTCTTGCCTATACTTTTTCCCAACGCGCTCTCGCACATTAGGAAAAGGTATGACATTTGAGGGTAATTTATCCTTGGACATAATATATGAAGTCCATTATGCCCATACCGAGTATCACTGCTACGCAGAACCAACCGAAGCCTAACAATATCCATTCTGTGCTATCTTCTTTATCAAATGGTTCCCATATAGCGTCTAACAATTTCTTCATTGATACCCACCACTATCGTTATCATTAAAATACATGAATACTAGAAACATGCCTACTAATACTATTATAGTTAGATTATCCACTAGGCACTCCCTCACATATTGCGTCCCATTTTTCTGGCTCTACTTCTGAGTGCATAGTAATTTTTACTTGCCTTTTATTTCTTTGGGCAATCTCATACTGGACATCAATGCCTTTGCTCTTTAGAATTGCTACTTTGGTTTCAAAGGTTTTTAACTCGCTTTGTGGTAGTTTTACTACTAGCATAGCCCACCTCCTTGCTTGATGTATTCTCTAAGAGCTTTGTGCTCTTTAGGCAATACTGTGCCGTCTGGCATTTTCCATACCAGCTTATAACCTCGTTTTACTACTTCGTTTCTGCACTTCTGTTTTAGCTTAGGTGTTTTTCTGTCGCTGTTTATGACTTCCATAAGCTCAGCGAGCGGAACATCTTTGATATAAAAGTGCTTATATTCTTTACACTTTTGGCTATCTGTTGACATGCGTCTACCCCTAGCGTCTTTTCGGTAGACTCTTTCGCTTTCTTTAAATTTGATTGGCATTGTGCCCTCCTGTCTAATTCTTCTACTATTTGTTTTTTATATCTATGATTAGGGAAGTTGCTGAGTAAGAGTTTCAAGTGCCTAGTAGTAGCACCATCACTCTTTACCCATTCCAAAAATCTAGCCCATTTCTTGTTAGGTTTTCTACTGTGCGTCAAGATAATCCGTAATTGTATCTAAGTATGCCTCATATTCCCAATGCGTTTCTACTTTGTTGTAAGCATAATCAATCGCATCTTTTAAATCTTGCTTAGATTTATTACTATACTCTCCATCAAGCATGCCTATATGTTCTTCTACTTCTTGTAGTTCAAGCACGCCATAGATTTTGCACTCGTAAAATTTTTCTAACTTTTGTATTGCCTCCCATACACTGTGCGTATGAAAGAAAAGCAAGCCGTCATCGCTGTCGACTTGCTTGTTGATATTATCTGCCATAAGTTCCTCCACTTACTATTCTAACTGTGCCTACGACACTTGGTGTCTGAACTTCGCCATCAATTCCTCCCCTGTGAGTTCTGAACTCGCCTTTCCAGTAATTACACTTGTTTCTGCGTGTAAGTTCTTTGCGAATTAACTTGCCTTCAGGTGTCTGCTCGTGGCGTCTATCTTCCAACTCAATGCTATCGAGTTGCATAATTGCTAAGTATTGTGTATTAACTTGTGCCATGATATTTCTCCTTGTATTTTATTTTTTAATATGTATATTATAACACGCACTAAGGGTGTTGTCAAGAACTATTTTAAGATTAGCTTCAGAATTTTGATGTCTAACTTGGTTAGGCAAAAAGAAAGGCAGGTATGAAACCTGCCTCACTAAACTGGCGTAGTCGACCTGAGCCAGTGGAACTATGTAGGGTTGCCTTCCTAGAAGCACGCTCTGCTCCATTCATCTACTATGCCTTGCGTAA